GCCCCTTGCAAGTAAGTTTTTCAAGGACGGAAAGATCCGGGTGCCGAATAACCTGATGCAGGATGCAAAAGAGCTCGGCTGTGAAGAACTGTTCGTTAAACCGGGTGATAATAAATTAAAAGAGTAGCATATGATAATTGACGGTACATACTTTAAGGGGACAACATCTATAGATGGGCTGAACGTGGATACGGGGGCTCCTTCAATTACCCGTACTGCAATGAAGGACTATCTCGACAGTTTCATTGATACGTATGAAAAAGAGTATCTGAAATTGGTGTTGGGAAGGGATATGTGCCGTCAATTCATAAACTACCTGAAGGCAGACGGGGAAGATAAGATTGATAAATGGGAAAGGCTAAAAGAGTTTCTAACCAAGGATGGTAAAAGCCCTATTGCAAATTATGTGTTCTTTTTCTTTGTGAGAAGGAACAATGTGCATGTAAGCGATGTGGGCACAACCAGTTCTGATGATGAAGACCATGCTGATCCCAATGTGGTACTTATTCCGGCATGGAATGAAATGGTTGAGATGAATCATGATTTGCTTGATTTCTTATGCAAGGATGACAGCTATGACGGTTTTTCATTTGACCGCTCAATGCTGGAAGAGATTAATTCGTTTGGCTTATGATAGTAATAACGGATGTATTCAGGGAAATAGTAGAGCGTGTCTCAAAGGAGTATGGCAAACATATCTCGTATATGTTTGGAGACTGGAGCTACATTTCTGACCAGTTGTTAGTCTGGAGCAAATCAAATGATACTGCGAAGCTAAAATATCCCGCCATATTCCTTTATTCTCCGATCGAAGAGGACAGGACCGGCGAGAAAGGGAAAATGTCATTGGATATACTCCTTGTCGTAAATACATTGCCTTCATATACCAACGAAGAACGTTCGCGTATATCATTCGCCGAATGTCTCAGACCTATTTACGAGATATTGATCAAGGAGATCGGTAAAGAGCCGGCGTTTGATATGGCTTATGTAAAAAGTATCCCGCACATATATGTTGAGAATTACCGGTACGGCAAAGCAGGAGTGACAGGCCCGGACGGAAAGCCATTCAAAGATTATATCGACGGGATAAATATTAAGAATTTGCAGATCACATTAAAAAAAGAGAAGTGTTATGGCGATAGAATTTAGAGAATGTAAGGGGCAGGAAGACTTTAATACCGGAAGATCGAAGTGTATTCTTGATCCCGGAAAGATAAAAGCGGTAATCCTTATTCCACGTGGTTTTAAAATCCCTAACGGACTGACCGCAGATAAGTTAGAAGAGCTGTGTCATGCAGACCGGCCCAACCGTATTTATCCGATAAAGACGGTTGAGGAGTTTGCGCCTACCGGTGGTGAAGCCAATGTAAATGCAACCGGCTATGGTGGCAATAAAATCACCGGCTATTCGGCGTATACAGCGGCGCTTACTTTGGATAATTATGATGCCAGCCTTAAAGCCAATCTTATGATGGCAAAAGGCGTGGAATTTGACGGGGTAATTGTTGATGAAGACAATGTATTGTTCGGAACGAATCGTGATACTACGGGATTGAGTGGTATTCCGCTTTCGGGAGTATATCCGAGCGGCCAGGATTGGGACTCTTCCGGCCAGGAAGCTAATCTGATCGTAAACCTGATGTTTAAGGATTACGAGAAATACATCAAGACGGCAGACATCAAGGCCCTGAAGTTTGATGTAGTGGAAGCACTGAAAGGGCTTGTGTTTGTTGACCTGGTGAAAGTGGGAGAGAATAAGTATAAGTTGATTGAGCACTTCGGAGGCCTTAATGTTACGGGGTATTATGCGGACGCTCTTTCCAAGAGTGCCGGAAAATCTTTCGACGGAGGCGTATCAGCAGTATCCTATGCTAATGGTGAGTTGACCGTTACTGCTACAGGCACTCCTTCTTTGAAGAAACCATCGGAGCTCCAGAAGGAAGGCATTATCGGTATTGAGCAGAAAGAGGCGTATGATGCAAGCGTTTAACTTATAAATAGGATATAACATGGTTGTAGAAGGTGTGAACTTCATAGAAAATGAAGTCGTGAAATGGAAACGAAAGGACTTTATCGATACTCACAAAAAGTTATTTTTCCTAGATAGGGAAGAATTTGAAAGGGAAAAGATACTGGGTGATATTTACGACCGGATTAAGGGTTTGATTCCGGATAAAGGTAAACTGATTGATTGACAGTGTGAAGGGGATGGATTTTTATTAGTTCATCCCCTTTTAAATTACA